GGGTGTGATACCCAGACTCAACGTCAGCAACCACGTTCCCGGTGTGGCCAAAGCCATGTCGGCCACGCTCCAATATCCATTCGGGTCATAGAGCCAATCCGCGCCGCTGTTTAGATCGAACGGGATAGGATTCCCGGCGGTGAACGCATCTTGGTCGGCGGAAAGCCCGACGCTGAAGGATGTGACGGTTGTTCCTCCGCCACTGGCCAGGGCCAGCAAATCGGATATCGTTCCCTGATAGGCTGGCGCAGGCTCTCCCGCGCGATACACCGCCACGATATCGGTCAGCTCAAGCGGTGAGAGCGCCGGCAATGCCGACAGATTCGTAACCTGCGTGGAGGTCAACCCCTGAACCATTATGGATATCCCGACTGTCGCAAGATCAGAGTAGCGAGAATAGCGGTGAACGATCCATCCGCCAACTCGACGCCGGTGATGGCCGTGAAAGAGCCATCATCCAGGTCTTCGCCGGTGATCCCCGTGTAACCAGTCACCGCGGTCAAATCCTCCAGCATGTAGCCGAGCGGCTGATAGCCCATATAGAGGTTGCCGATCGCCACGCCGACCTGGGCGGGAATCGAGACTGTGACCTGGCCTTGCTTGAATACGATCGGACCGGGATAGGGGTCGTCGATCCAGGGGACGGTGTATTGTCGCAGGTAGGACGGGAGCGCGCCCCAAGTGAAGCCGCCCCAGATCGCCGTGCCCCACAATGGATTGTTGATCGCATTGGGATTGGTCAGGCCGACCTGATTGAGGATCTGTCCCGCCTCATCGGTGAACGTTACGGTCGCCACTGGACCGGCCGGCAACACCAAAGTCAGCGCCGTCTCGACCATGGCGTTCATGGTCATACGGGCGTTGTCGGGCAAAAGCGATGTCGTCCAGGTGCAGTTGATGGTCACACCGTTCTCGACGTAGTTGGAGAGCGGCGTCGGAACGAGACTCGAGAACCACAGTTTGGCGTTTATCCCCTGGGCCGCCAGAATGAAGCCAACCTGGCCAGGCACGGTCATGGCCGCGATCAGAGACGCCGGGAATGAATGCGGCCCATGCCATGTCTTCAGGCGCAGGTCGTAGCAGAATTCCTGCCAGGGCGTGCCCGATACGTCGCCGCGCTGAAGGCTGATTCTGAGTGTGTTCTGACCATAGGCGGCGCACATGCGGGAGGGGTAGAGCGCCTGGACGAAGGGGTTATTGACGCCATCTCCATAGGCCCCGATGGGGTCTGAGACTTGGCCGTCCTGGTTGAGCATCCGAAGTCCATCCACGGCCACGAAGGCCAGGCCCGTGGGGACGGCGGTGATGGTATTGGGCGCCAAGGTGCCAACCGAACCTTCGATCACGTTGACCGAGAGATTGTTCGTCGCCGCGTCGCCGGTAATCTGGAATAGCGGCTGAGCGCCCTTGAAGACGATCAGGGACGCTTGCGCGCCGCCGGTAACAGTGTTGATGAACGGCAGGCCACCAAATGCCGTCACGGGCGTGTTGTCGCCGAGTATCAGCGCCTGATTGGCGTTGGTGACCTGAGTGGGATTGAGAGGGTCGGCAAACACCGTGCCATTGCCCACCGCATAATAGGCCCGCCCGTTATAGGAGCCGACCGCCTTGGGAATCAGGGAGAGCGGGTAGGTGTTGGTGTTTCCCGCGCCCCAGAGCGGGTTCGCCAGCGTTCCACCCTTGATCGACAGCGCGATCTGATTGGCCGTGGCGGTGGCGGCGACCGACATGGTGATCGTGCCGCCGCCGCTGAAATTGACCGTAGTGGCCACGCCTGAGCCCAAAGCGGCCAGGGAAAGCACCGCTGTGCCGGCGATGGGGTCGATGCTGAGAACCGTCGTGGCCTCGGCAAATAGCGGGCCGCTCACCCCCATGCCGACCTGAATCCCAGCCACGTTCTCTATGGCGGTGATGGTCGAGGTCCCATCCGTGGTGCAGGTCGTGTTCAGATCGAACGAACCGTTGGCGACTGAGACGACGGTGGCGCCGGAGGGTATGCCTGGGCCGGAGATCAACTGTCCAGGCTGCACCCCATCGATGATCGGCGCACTGGTGAAACCGTCGTTGATCGAGGTGATGGCATTCGAGCCCGAGGTCGTATTGCCGAGCAGGGTGTTGATCTGGAACGACGAGATATCGAACCAGCCAAAGAACGGCAGTAGCGGCCCGGCGGCGGTGAAGCCGGGATGCGTGACGATCAGACGGCTATTGGTCGGTGCGGCGAGTGTCGGAGGGGTCCAGTCACCACTCGTCAGTGGCGAGCGCGGCACATTGTTGGCGTTCACCCCGGCAATGGGGATGAATACACCGGCCAGAACATCGAAGCAGTAGGGCTCGTCGTATCCAGGAAAGCGCCCCGAAGCCACCATGCCGTAGGTGCGTGACCCGACGACGAACTCGGCGCTGATGAAACCCGGCGACGTGAAGCTGGCGTAGGAAGTGGCCGGCGTGGAAGCTGGGCGCGGGACATAGATGCCCATGTTCCCCGGCGCTGGCACCAGGTTGCCGAGGCTGGCCATGGCGCCCGCGAAGGCGTTGGTGGCGTCGATTGAGTCGGAGAGGCCCCGCGCCCGGAAGGTCAGGGGCGTGAGGTTACGAAGGGGCATGACTTAGAACTGCGCCCCGCCAATCCAGATTTCTTTGGTGTTTGGTAACCCACTGTAATCATTACCATATCGTCTGGGATCGAGCTTTACGGTCTTCGCGCGGCCCGTGTTGTCATTGGCCAGCTTCAGGATCGCGTTCATCGTCTTCTCGGCCTTCATTTCGAACTCGGCCCAGCGCGTGTCGTCAGTGATCCGCATGAGATTGGCCGAGGTCTTCTCAACCAGCCATTGCGTATAGGGGAACCAAGGGAAGTCAGGAGAGGTTTCGGCGCTGATGATGGCGGGCATGGCCCGGCGGTAGCGAACATTGACCACATAGGCGCTCTGGGGCGGGCTCCAGACATACATGACCGGCGGTCCCGAGGGTGGAGCGCCGGGGGTGGCCGGCGTCCCTTCCAGCAACGTCGTGTAGACGGTCGGGTAGGACTGTAGCCCCGCCTGTTGGACCTCCATGTCATACTGATAGGGGTCGATCGACATCAATTGATGCGGAACGCCCTGGTCGTCGAACCACACCTCACGAAAGTCGGCGCGCAACCAATCGAGCGGCATGGGATAGGGGCCGCAACCGGGCGCGGCCGGCGTATTTCCGGTCAGGCCGAGATTGAAGGTGAACTGAAAAAATCCGCGCGCGTAGTCGAACTGCTGCGTTTCGTTGACGAACGCCAGCGCCTCGTTAAGCGCCTGGCCGCTTTGCGCGTAGTAGCCAGGGCACTTGGCGATATTCCGAGCCGTCGAGCAGATCTGTGCGGCGCTCTGGACCATTCATCATCCGGTGGCTCGCTTGGCCGTTTTGGGCGGGTTGATGCGGGCTTCGAGGCGCGCAAGATGCTCCTCGGCCTGCTTGATCGAGGATTCGTGGCTCTCGACTGTGGCCTTGACGGTTCTCATCGATTCGGACTGGCGAAGGTCGAGATTGGCCAGGTCGATGTGGAACTGCGTCTCGGCCTTCTTCAGGGCGCCATAGGGGCTCGACGGACGCTCATCCGGCTTGAACGGGCCAGCGCGCCCGCCTTCTAGGTATGCCTTCTCCGCCTTCGATAGCGCGGCGACCGCATTGACGCGCCCTAGCTCGATCTTCTCGTTGATGACCCGGCGCTCGTCATTGTATTTCGCCACCGCCGGGGCCTCGCTGGCGTAGGCGTCCTTGATCATCCGTTCGCAGCCGAGAATGTGGTCTCGGATGCGCTCCATCTCGGCCCGGTCACGCTGACGCTGAAAGGCCGTGGTGAAGCGGTCGAGGACGGTATTGAGGGCCTCATCGCTGATGTCCCGGTCGGCGCTCGTGTGGAGCGACAGTTGCGGGCCTTGGTGGTCGCCCTGCGGCGTGCGGTCGCCAAGACCACCCACGAGCGCGAAAACGATCTTGTCGTTGGCTTCGTCGGTCATCAGCCGATCCTCACGGTTTCGGTCTGGTCGACGAATGAGCCCTGCTTGGTCATCACGACCGGGTGCTGGGCGCGGTAGAACTCATCCCGGGTCTTGCCGGAGAGATTGTGTTCAGCCTTCTGGCCGTTCCACATCGTCTCAAGGATCGAGGCGCAGACGTGGCGCGGGCCGGTGAACATCTTACCGTTCTCGATCCGGCGCTGGTTGATGATGATAGCGTCTGAATTGAGCGGCAGATCGACCATGATCGACATGATGTCGTCCATGTGGTTGCCGAACACCTGAGCGTCGCCATGCGCGCGCCGCAGAGACGCCAACTCGCCCTTGATGGCCATCTGGCGCGCCTTCTTGCGGCGCTCCTCGAAGAAGATGTTCTCGGCCTCTCGCTTGATGGCGGCGATATCGTCTTCCGACAGCAGCACATCGGCGCGGGCGGCGGCGGTCACCTGAGCGCCGACCACTTCCTCCACCTTGGCGGTCGCGGCCTTGTCGACCTGATCAACCTGGGCCTGAGCCGCAGCCTTCTTCGCCGCCCGGCCCGCATTCATCGCTGCGATCCGCTCGGCTTGCGTCATCGGCATATGGAGAACTCCGTCAGGAAACGACCCACGGGGTCGATGCGATGTTGGCCGCGTTCTTCGACAGCAGGATCGGCCAACCCGTCACACTATCAATCGCAACCACGTCTCCTGGCAAGCACGAAATTACGCCCCGGTTTCCAGGCAGAATCAACTTTCCATTCGCCGAGAACCCTCCCTCGCGCGACGGATTCTGGGAAATCCCGCCCTGGCGAAGGATGAGATTGTTGATTGTGGCGATGTCAGCCGCCGCCATGCCCGAGTTGTAGCCCGGCAGAAAAACCAGGCCGGTGAGCGAGGTGTTGGCGGTCGTGCCGACAGTGATGGTGGCCATGTGCGCTCCGAAGACCGATTCGGCCCCCAGCTTTCGCCAGGGGCCAGATACCGATCAGCTATCAGGTGAAGGTGGCGGTATTGGCGGAGACCGCTTCGATGCGGGCGCCGAAGAGTTGGTTCTGAATCAAGGAGGAGTAGAACACCTTCCACGCGACGATGCGCTTTTGGTTCCACGGATCGCTCTTGTCCGCCTTGGTCAGATACTCGACCTTGACGTCGTCGAGCACCACTTGGCCGTAGTAGCCGCGGCCGATGACATAGGTCGGATAGACAGTCAGGCCAGTTCCCGGAGGGGCCGGCGGGGTCTGGGCCACACCAATCCCGGTGATGGTGACCAGGGTGTTCGACGGAAGCTGCGTGGCTTGACCGGCGAGCGGGCCTTGGATCGGGCCGGACGGCGACAGACCGAGCGTGGTCGGGGTCGTGGTCGTGCCGACATAGACGTTCCAGGTGAAGCCCGAGACGTTCGGCGTGGTCACGGTGATCGAGCCGGTGGTGCCGAAGCCGGACCCGGAGATCCCGGCCGTGACCTGAGTGATGTAGGACTCATATTGGTTCTGCGTGTCAGACCCGGTGATCACCAGGTAGTAGTCGGTCGCGGTCGGCAGAGTGCCGCCGGTGGCCGAACCGGCCGCGCCAGTGATGGCGGCATAGCCGGTCCACGACGGAATCATATTCGTTTCGCAGAAGCGCACGCCGGACCATTCGCCTGCCTCGGCGTTGTAGAGGCGGTTCACATCGGAGCGCGACCAGGCGTTGTCGACGTTGCTGTTCTGGCGGAAGTCGGCGCTGACCAAGGGGTGGATCAGGGCGACATAGTGCGGGTTCATGCGCGGATTCGAGGACGCACGCGCGCCGCCGGATTGCGCCATGATCTTGGTGTCGGTGCGCTCATCGCCATCGAATCGCGGGGCGCCCAGAGTGTTCAGGGCGGCATAGGTGCGGATCACGGTCTGAGTGTCGAGCACGTCGCCGGCGACCAGGGCGTGACGCGAGCCACGCTCGTTGACGTAGTTGATCTGCGTGCCGGACAGAAGCTGGACGAAGGTGTTGCGTTCGAGGGTTTCCGCCACTGCCAGGCCGCAAAGCTCGACGGCTTGCTGGAAAGGGGGATGGAAGATAGTCATCTCGGCCACATCGGTCAGGATGATCCCATCCGCCCATTGCTGCGCGGTGCAGGAGACCTGGCTGATCGTCATGGTCTGGCCGAGCGGAGGAACGCCCTCGGAGATCGGCGCGTAGGGCAGCGGAACCCGGTTCCACCGGCTCGCCGTATAGGTCAGGCCGCGCCCCTTGGGCAGAGTGAGCGGCACGCCGAACTGATAGGCGACCAACTGCCGGATCGGAAGCTGGAGCAGCTTCTTTTCGAGATAGTTGAGAACGTCGGCGTCGAGGGTGGTGTAGGTGTTGACAGCCATGATCAGCCCCATTGAGGGGCTGATATCAGCCCCAGGTTAGATGAACTTGCCCCGAAGCCGTTCTTCGAGGGCTTCGATAGAATTCTCGTCCCGGCGCCCAGAAGCGCCTGTGTCGCTACGGCGAGCGCCCGGCTTGCCCTGTTCGCCAGCGATCCGCCGCGCGCCGGCGGCCCTGGACTTGGCAAAAGCCTTGGCGCCACGGGCGAACATGTCCTTGGCGGCGATCTGGTGAACCAGGACTTCGCGGCTGACAAAGGTGCCATTGGCGGCATATTCAGCGGCTTGGCGTTCGGCCTCATCGGCATATCGGCCGGCGGCCGGATTGCTCCGAATGAAGCGATCGAAAGCAGTCGAGTCACGGACCTGCGCCATTTCCATGCGCATACCGTTGAGCTGCTCGCCCACAACCTGCCGTTCCCGGTCTCGGACAGCGAGGATTTGCTGTTCCAGCGGAAGGTCGGCGATCCGTTGTTGGAAGGCGCGTTCTTCGGCGACAGGATCAACGGCCGACTGACGTGGCCGAAGCTGTTCCTGGATGGCGCGGCGGAGTTCATCGCGCTCGCGCTCGGCAGTCTGAGCGCGGTCTCGGGTCTCGCGAATCGTGCGCGCGGCGCGGGATTCTTGTCGGGGTGGCGGATCATCATCAGCCGGCAAATCGTCTCCACCGCCTTCGTCAGGCGGGAGATCGTCATCGGCTTCTGGTGCGGGATCGAGATCATCGTTTTCCGGAGGCAGGTCGTCATCGTCCACAAAAGCGGTGTCGCTCATGGTCATCTCCAGACGGTTACGCCGTCAGTGCGGGAGGCCGGTTACGCCGGCCCAGGCGAAGGCTTGGAAAATGGCCGCGAAATGTGAGAGTGTCAAACAGCGGGTAAGCAAGGAGACCGCGATGAAGCATCAGAGGGGGCGAGGCCAGGTCTGCGCCTATTGCGGACGTCACCTTGAAGGCGCGGGTTCGCGCTCGAGCCTGATGGCGACACGAGACCATGTCGTGCCGAAGTGTCGGGGCGGGAGTCACACCGTCTGGGCCTGTTTCACCTGCAATACACTCAAGGGAGACATGGCGCCCGAGCGTTGGCGCAAGTTCATGGCCGATAACCCGGAGTGGTGGCGCGATGGTCCTCGGCCGTTTCACCGAGCAAAGCGTCGGTGTAACATGGGCTTGAAATTTAATGCGACGCCCGATGATGTGCGCGCGATGGCGCGTCAGATCGTGGCGGAGACCGGCTAGGTCTTTCGAGGCATCCCTCCCATCCCGCCCATATTATCCTGCGGGATCATGCCGGGCGGGCCTCGTCCTGGAACCTGCGCCTGCGGTTGAGCGCCAGCCTGCGGCCCTCGGCCGCCACCTTGCGCCTGCTGCTGCTGCTGGGCCACCATCTGCTTG